CCCGGTGACAGGATTGAACATCGGATTCCTCGGCCAAGTTTCGAGAACCGGCGAGCGCGTGATCGCGGCCGGCCAGGCATCTGCTCAACTGACTCCGTTCGTGGCTGATGCGATCGCCTTCGGAGATGCGGTCTATCTGGTGCCCGACACGACCGCTCAGGGAGCAACGCCCTCAGCTCCGACACAACCCGCCCCTCTCACGTCATCCTTGGGTGGAACGTACATGTCGCTCAGGGCCGCCATCATCGGGACAGGCACTCCGGGTTCTCCGAGCGGAGGGATAACCTTCAGCGCTCCGTATTTCTCAGGCATCGCCGTCCGCTTGGTGAAGACGATGCTTGGGTATCCTCAAGTGCCCGGAACTCTGGCGATCGGCTCCTACGCGCCCGGAGAGGTGATGGAAGTTCTGGAGCGAGGTTCTGTTGTCGTGAGAGTTTGGGCTGGCACGCCGCAGAGGAACCAGCCGGTGTATCTGCGAACCGCGTACAACATCATTTACTCGCCCGGCCCCGTCGGCGGACTCGAAGCATACGTCTCCGCGAGTTCCGCGAGTCAGGTCGCCCTCGTCGGAGTCGTGTTCCGCACCGGGTACGTGGACGGCAACGGATGCTGCGAGATCACGCTGTTGTCGCGGCAGTCTGCGTAGCGACTGGTCGGCCGGTTGGTTGAGAGAGTTCGATCATTGATGAGACTGTTTGGAGGATCAGAAATGTTCAAACACAATTGGACAGGGAGTGTGGCAAAGGACGCCGCCAGCGGCGCGGGTTTTGCTTTTCTCCAATCTCAGCTTGAGTTGCCGGACGTCAGGCTCATCGAGCCCTTGGCGTCGGTCACCCACCCTCGGGACATTCCCATCAAGACGGGCGGAGGATTCCCCGAGTTCGTGAGCCGCTGGGCCTCTGATTATGCCACCGTCGGCGGGAACCAGTATGGCCTACAGCTAACTCAGAACACCGACGTGCCGACGGTCCAGACCAACATCAACAAGGGCGTGTGGCGCACGTTCATCTGGCAGGCGTCCATGCTCATCACCCATCTAGACCTCCAGCGCCTGATCGACGCCAAGCGCTTCGGAATGCCGATGCCATTCAGCATCCAGGACCTGCTCGACCGAGGAGTCAGGGTGATCTGGGGCAAAGCCCTGGATCGCGTGACCTACCTGGGTTGGGCGGGTCAGCCGGGCCTCATCAACAACACGGCGATTGGCTACACGGCAGCCTCGAACGGCGCGGCCGGTTCTCCGCTGTGGTCGAGGAAGACGACCACCGAAATCCTGAACGACATCAACCAGATCCTGCTGGCCACACAGCAGGCATCAGGATACGATGTGGCCGGGATGGCGGACACGATTCTGATGGACTATGAGCACTACGACATCATGACGCAGCCCATGACCATCGGCGGGTTCAACTCCCTGCTCGAATGGGTTCTGGCGAACAACATCGCGAAGCGCCAAGGGATCGAAGTGGAGATCCTTCCCCTCCCGGATCCGTGGATCGTTGGCCAGGGGCAGGTTGGCAGCCTGGCCAGATTGCTTGCGTACCGCAAGAACGACGAGACCGTGGAGCTTCAGATCCCGCAGCCGATCCAGAAAGTGATGACGGTCCCGAGCGTGAAGGATGGCGGAGCTTACGAGACGCTGTTCAACGGTTGCGTGTCTCAGGTTCAGGTGTTCCGCAGCACCGCGATGGCTTATCTTGACGGCATTTAAGCGTCAGGGTGTATAATGCTTGTCGCCGGGTTCCAGAAAAGATCGGTCCGGCGACGAGGTGAATGATGTACCAAAGGGTTCAGCGCACGATGTTCTTGACGAAGCGAGACGGGCATCCGGCGATCAGGCTGATGGCATCGCCAGAGCCACAGCATCTTCCGGCGTGGTTCACGGCGACGGAGTTCTACAAGGAAGCCGTGGAGCGCGGAAACATCTTGGAAGTGAGGGGCAAGCCACCGGCACCGCCAGCGGAGGAGTTCAAGGGTGAGCCCAAGATTCCGATGGGTCTTCCGACGCCTCCCAACCAGCCAGAGACGGCGCCACTCACAGTCGGCGCAAAGAACAGAGGCAGAAGCAAGGCCGCCCAACCAAGTGCGTAGGGTGAATCAGAAATGCTAGTGATAATCAAAAACAGTTTTTTCCTCCGATGCCCCGATGCCAGCCAAATGCTTTATCACCAGAATCTTCACCTCCACGCTTCTCCCGAGCCGCAGGAGATTCCCGAATGGGTGGCCGAGGCGGAGGTTTACAAGGAAGCCCTCAAGAGGGGAACGGTCTTGGAGATCAAGGTTGCCTCCGCCGAGATCAAGCCACAGGCTGATCCAGTGACCGAAAAACCATCCGCCTCGGATGCCAGTGATTCAAAGCACCAGTCCAAGGCTGACGCGAAGGCTGACGCTGAGGCAAAAGCCCAAGAAGCGTGCGATGCGGAAGAGGAAGCGGACGAGCTGGTCGATGAGGACCAAGCTGCGGCCGATGCTCAGAAGAAACAGAAGAGTGCGTGAGGAGTGATGTGGGTGGGTTCCCAGATTACAGCGAGTGGCTCGAGTCGGTTTGGGGATGGCCTGACGAGTCGGGCGGGATGCTGCCCACCCTCGCGGGTGCCTCGAACGTAGTCTACGGAACGAACCCACCCTACACCGTTCAAGATTTTCTCGCCCTCTATCCCAAGTTCGCGGGACCGCCTCTGATCTCGCCCGTGACCACGGTTTCGGGAAGCGCAAGCGTAAGCGTTCCAGACGCAACGGGACTGACGATTGGCAACGCCGTCGCCGGACCTGGAATACCGAACGGAACCTTCATCTCGGGCATCGCTGGCTTGGTCCTGACGCTCTCGCAGAACGCCACCGCAAGCGCGTCGATCAGCCTCACCATCTGGAACGCTCCGCCGATACCGTTCGCCGTCATCACCGCCTATCTTTACTTGGCCACCGCATCTCTTGTTCAGGCTCGCTGGCAGGAGCAGTGGGTGCTCGCTGTCGCGCTGTACGTGGCGCACTTCCTCACCCTGTACGCGAGGTCTGATGGCGATCCGAACTCCAGCGTCGGGCGGATCGCGGCCCAAGGGCTGGCGACCGGAATAGCCGTTGCGAAGTCGGTCGGCGACGTGAGCGTGAGCTATCAGCCGGTGCAAGGCTTGGAGAACTGGGCGAGCTGGAACCTGACGCAATACGGCCAGATGCTGGCGACGATGGCCAAGGTGATCGGCAGCGGGCCGATGCTGGCATGGTGAGAGCATGATGCCTCAAATCTCGGTTTCGAGAAGCGGTAGCGGCCCGCTGGCCCTCTACCAGGCGCTCTCCAAGATCAGGCGCGCAGAGGTGCTGGTCGGCATCCCGCAGCGGACGGCTGGCCGGCCTCGGCAGAAGATAAACAACGCCGCCCTGCTCTACATCCACACGCACGGCTCTCCGGTTCGGGGCATCCCCGCCCGTCCCGTCATCGAGCCAGCGATCCAGGCCGAGGGCAACAGGCAGGCCATCGCGGTGGAGCTTGAGGCTGCGGCCAAGGCATGGCTCGACAAGAATCCAGTGAAGGCCACTGCTTTCCTGCGTCGCGCCGGAATCGCCGGGGTGAACGCCTCGAAGTCCTGGTTCGTCGATCCGCGGAACCGCTGGGCACCGAACGCTCCGTCCACCATCAAGCGGAAGGGTTCGGACAGACCCCTGATCGACACCGGAGCCATGAGAAAGTCCATCACGTTCGTGGTCAGGGAAGAGACATGATCGACGTTTCCGAAGTGGTCAACGATCCTGAGAACGCGCAGAGTTACAGCATCCTGCGCTCGGCTGGAACCTGGGTCAACGGCGTGTGGCAGCCGAACGCGGAGACGCTTCAGGGCTACGGGAGAATCTCCGTCGCCAGACCGCGCGACGTGGAGATGATCCCCGAAGGAGACAAGATCGTCGGGGCGATGGTCTTCTGGTCCAGCACCGCGATCTTTGGGACCAGAGCAGACAGCGCTGGAAACGGCGGCTCGAGCGACATCCTGATGTGGAGGGGAAAGAAGTTCCGAGTGCTGAGCGTGTATCAATATTCTGACTATGGTTATTGGAAGGCGATAGCCACGCGGATGGAGGCGGCCTGATGACCACGACCACCTATCCAAACACGCAGCAGCTCGTGAGTTCGGCGCTGACCATCTCTCAGGTCAACGCCGTCTTGCAGCCGCTCACGCTCGGCATGCTCGGCCTGCTGGTGGAGATCAACTCTTCTGCCGTCCGCGTCGAGTGGCCCAAGGAAGGCGCGCCGTTCGTGAACACTCCAGATGACGACGTGTGCTTCCTGCGATGCGTTCCCGAGGATGGCGAGTACAACAAGGTCCGAGACAAGGCCGTCATCCAGAACGACGACGATGCGGAGTCGATCACGGAACGGTTCAGCTACACGCGCGTCTGGCGAATCACCTGGTGCCTCTATGGTCCCAACTCGACGGACAGAGCGAGGGCCATCAAGAGCGCCATCTTCGAGGTTGATTACTTCCTCGACCAGCTTTCGCTGAGCCAGCTTTTCCCGGTCAGCGAGTACGGAGAGCCGGTCCGCGCACCGGAGAACATCGACGGCCAGTGGTTCGAGCGGGTGGACTATGAGGTGACGATGTACGAGTTCGTGGTCGAGACCATCATCGATCAGAGCGTGAAGAGCGTGGAAGTGAAGACGTTCGAGCACGCTGGGCAGTTTGCTGATTTTACAGTGACAGGTAGCTAAGGAGTCCAAAATGGTTCCCGAGCCTCTTCCGTTAAGCGACATCATACAGGTTAATGTGTCTGCGGCCTCGCCTCCCATCGGAGCGCTGGCCTTCAACCAGGGTCTCATCGTGGGCCCGTCCACCGTCATACCGTCCTACGGAAGCAACCCCAGGATGCGCCAGTACGCCAGCCTGGACGAGATGCTGGCCGACTTCTGGAACGGAACGGAGCCCGAGTATCTGGCTGCGACGATCTACTTCAGCCAGAAGCACACCCCGCAGTTCGTGTGGATCGGCAGGCGGGACCTGACCGCGATCCGCACCGCCATCCCCAGCGGGC